GCCGCTGGCGATGTAGATCCGGCCCCGGTACAGCGCCAGCGCGCGCCCGGCGGGGGGCTTGTCGAGCCACTGGGTGGCCAGCGGCAACGAGCGGATGCCGCCGGTATACGTATACTGGCCGGCGCCGACGTCGACCTCGGCCGCCTTGAGCAGGGTTTCGCCGTCGGCCTCGGTCAGGTACAGCACGGCGCGCGCGATGCCGGGGTCCTTCGGGACCGTCCAGCTGAACCGGATACCGGACTGGTCGGGCAGGTCGATGCGGGCGGCCAGGCCGGTGCCGGATTCCTGGCCATCCTCGCGCAACAGCGTCATGGCGAACAGGTAGGTGCCCGCCGCCATGGTGCCGCTGATCAGGCTCGCGGTCGCACTGGTGGCGCTCAGGGGAATGCCCCAGCTGCGCACGTAGCCGTCTTCGAACACGGCCGAGACAGTGCCGTTGCTGTGGTAGACGCGGCTTCCCACCGTCACATACGACATCGGCAGCGGGTCCAGGCCGAGCGCGACCGCGTGCGGCACCAGCTCGCGGTCGAGCCGGTACATGGTCTCGTCCTGGATGTACAGGCAGTGCTCGCCGTCGGAATAGAGCGAGTGGGCGCTGCCGGGAATCACGAGCGACTGGCCGCGGCGGCGCGAGATCCGGCCGCTGTCGTCGATGTCGACGTTGACGGCGTCGGCCAGGTCGACCAGCGGATCGTCGCGCGTGGGCAGCGCCTGCAGGCGTTCAACGGCCTCGGTGTTGACGACACCGCGAAAACCGCTGATCAGGACCGGCTTCACTGCGCGCCCCAGGCCACGGCCAGGCCGGACAGCACGCCCAGCAGGACGCCGCGCCAGAACGCGCACACCGGGCACTTGGTCGATACCGGCAGCGTCATGTCCCAGATCAGGTCGAGGGCGGAATCGACCAGCCCTGCCCAGGCCTTAGCGAGTCGCGCGGACATAGGCGTTCCAGAGCAGGATCAGGAACACCGCCTGTTCCAGCGTGCAACCGCAGTTTTTCTTGGGGCGTAGTACCGCTTGCATGGTGGTCTCCTCGGGTGGAAGGGTTGATGGGAAGACAGGCGCCGGGTAGCGCGGGTGACGTTGTGCAAGCGTCACCCGCACCAGGCCAGGATCGGCCGCACCGACTACGCCAGCTGGCAGGGCTAGTACGTGCCGTCGTAGTCGAGCTGTTCGTGGGCGATCCAGTTCTCGTCGATGGCCGAGGACTTCTTGCCGAACTCCTGCTCGAACAGGGCGAGCGAATCGGCGGCCTTCTTCGGGTCGTTGGCCTGGCTGTCCTGCTTGCTGTACGCGCGGTACAGCATCCAGTAGCGCAACGAGCGGTGAAAGCGGAAGGCGATCTCCGGGACGTCCTGCAAGTCGCGCATCTCGGCCAGCGGCGTACGCACCACGGACAGGCGCAGGATGTCCTCGCTGTCGGGCACTGGATGCAGCTGGATCGCGCCGGTCTCGAAGTCGGTAACGAAGAACGCCGGACGGCCCGGCTGCGTGTTCTGCCAGTACGGGTTGAACTGGTCCATGTCGCGCATCGACATGCGGCGCAACGGGCGCGGGTAGCCAAGCCTGGCGTTGCGCACGAAGATGATGGCCGGGTCGAGCCTGACCAGGCCGCCCTGCGCCGGATCGACCAGCAGCTGGGTGACGGCGGTGGTCGAGTCGACGATCAGGCGCGCACGGCGGCAGGCTTCGTTCTCGGCATCGTTGGCGTATTCCGTCAGCTCCTCGTCGCTCCACAGATACGGCTCGGTGACGTCGTCGGCCTCGAGGCGGAATACCTGGATCAGCTCCTGCAGGTTCATGGATAGTCCTTCCAGCTCTGGTAATAGGCGGCGACCGCCTCGAAGATCTCGCCGGGCGTGATGTCGACCTGGCACTGGGCGGCGCCCGTCACCTGGTCGGTGTTGCAATAGGCTTTGCCGTAGTGCAGCATGTGGCAGGGGTAGCAGCTGGTGCCGGCCGGCGCCAGCGCGGTCGTCGTGAACCAGTGCTTGGTCAGGTTCTCCGGCGAGCTGTGCGACAGCATGACGACCTTGGCGACGTCCTCTTCAAACGCGACGGCGTTCAGCACGCCCGTCTCCGGGCCGATCACCAGGTCCACCTTCTGCGCCAGTGCCAGGGTCTCGCGGATGGTCTGCTTGCCGGACTCGCAGTACACGCGCGGCTCGACCTCCCAGCCCTCCTCCAGGATCTTGCAGGCGGGGTCGCCGGCCAGGATGATCACGGCCTCGGGAATCTCGAGCAGGACGCGGGCGATGACGGCGTCCATGTGCGGGGTGAACTTGTGCACCGAGGAACCGGCCAGCGCCCACATGATGGTAAATACGCGCGCGTTCGGCATGCCGATCATGCGGTCCTGCGGCTGGCGCGCCAGCGCGATCGCGGAAATAAAACCCTGCGCCCTGCCCGCTTCCTCCGGGGTCGGGTAGAACCGGGCTTCCGAGTGATACGGCAGCTCGGCCAGGAAACTGGTCCATTCCAGGTAGTTCTTGTTCAGCACCACCTGGCGCACGTTCTGCGGCCACATGTGGTTCGCGCGGCCCGGCATCGCCAGCAGGGTGCCCTCGACCGACTCGGACAGCTGCACGAACTTGTCGAAGCGGCGCCCGAGGGCTTCCCAGAACAGCGGCAGCTCGTGGTTCGGCACCTGGTCGGGGTCGACGATCAGCCAGTCGTCGATGTGCGGGTCGTGCTTGACGATCTCCTGGCCGCCGGGGGTGGTGTTGATCGTGATGTGGTAGCCCTGGCGTTTCAGCTCGGGCAGCAGGTTCGCCATCTGCAGCATGTCGCCGAAGCCGCCGAAGCGCGAGATGCAGCAGGTTTTCTCCGGCCGCGGCGCCTTGTAGCTGGCGCGGCAGTCGATCTCGGCCAGCTTCTGCACGACGAGGAGAAAGCTGTACTCGATGCCGACCAGCACGTCCATGCCGGTGCCGCTGGCGGCGGCCACGCTGGCGATGTGGGTCAGCACGTCGTCGGGGGCGAAATCGTGCTTGTGGTCGGGGTTGGCGCCCGGCTGGCCGATTCTCGGGTAGAGGTCGCGGTGCGGCAGGTACAGCACCAGGTGGCCGCCGGCTTTCAGCACCCGCCACCATTCGGCCAGGGCGCGCTCGGTGTCGACGATGTGTTCGAGCAGGTGGGACGAGAACACGGCGTCGCACACGCCCGACTCGAAGTCGGGCAGGTCGGCGCAGTCGTCGACGCGGACGTCGGGCTGGATCTGGATGCCGAACAGTTCGGTGTCCTTGCCGCTGTCGACGCCGACCGCGTGCGGCAGGACCTTGCGCGGACCGCACCCGAGATCGAGCACGGTGCCGCGCAGGTACTGCACGACGTCCCAGACCACCTTGCGGGCTTCGTCGCCCATCGGGTCGTCCAGGCGCCAGGTCAAGCTGGCTCCTGCAGCTGGGCGTCGAGCTGGGAGGCGGCCGCCTTCTTCTTCGGCGCGGCCGGCGCGCTGGCGTCGATCCACTCCTTGCCCTCGGCGGTGTAGTAGGCGCCGTCCTGGTAGAAGTAGCGGCCCTCGCTGTCGCCGACCACCTGGGCGTAGGGCTTGTTCAGGTCGAGGCCGGCCATCAGTACGGCTCCTTGGCGTCCTCGGCCGCATCGCCCGGCGCCGGGCCGAAGGTCGGGTCGTCGGCGTAGCACTCGGCGGCGGGATCGCTGTCGGTGCCGGTGAGCTTGCCCATGCTGTTGGTGGCGTCGACGTCGAGGCTCATGCCGCCGAGGTCGGTCTGGATACCCGTCATGCCGGTGCCGGTGCCGCGGTCGGGCATGGCCTTGCGGTCGCCCATGACGACGCCGGTGCCGTCCGGCTTGTAGTTCGAATCGGACATGGTGTCCTCCTTTGGATTAGCGGATTAGCGGGATTAGCAGGCTCAGCGCTCGCTGCCGCGCGGGCGGCCGGCGAAGCCGCCACGCTCGCCGAACACGTCGCCGACGTAGTTCTCGCCGTCGTCGGCGTTCTGCGGCAGCCAGTGCGGGATGGATTCGGGGGCCGGCTGGGTGGAGTAGCCGCGCGCCAGGTCGGAAACCGACGGGTCGTTGCCGGTGCCGGTGCCGCCCGTCAGGCCGTCGTTCGACGACGCCAACGGACCGCTGGTATTCAGGTCGCTGTTCTCGATGCTCATGTGGAACTCCTGTCGGTCAGGTGGACCCGGCGCCCGCCCCGCCCGGAGGTAGGGGCAGGCGCCGGCGTGAGACCTCTTACGAGGCGCTGTCCCACTTGATGATGCGGGCGTTCTTGGCCTGGGTGTGGATGATGCCGAAGCCACCCAGGTAGTACCAGGCGATGCCGCGCGAGCGGCCGTAGTCGCTCGGGATCGCGCCGCGCATCTCTTCCGGGATCACGATGCCTTCGGCGACGGTGTCGTTGCCGAAGAAGTAGGCCCAGTTGGAGGCGCCCGAGGCCCAGGCGGCCTTGGCGATGTTGGTCTGCTCCACGAAGCGAACGCTTTCGTAGCGGCCGATCTCACCGTTCAGGATCATCTGGAAGCCAGCGTCCACGTACTGGTGAACGGCCTCGAGGTCGTTCTTCAGCTTGCGGAAGGTGGTCGGGTGGGCCAGCGAGATGTAATCGTCGGCGACATACGGCGGAACGTTACGTTCCTTCATGATGTCGACGATCGCCTTCACGTGGTCCTTGCCCATGCCGACGCTGTTGGCGGCGGCGGCGGTGCCGTTGGTCGACAGCGTGACCGAGTTGGTCGAGGTGCCGCCGGTCGGGACCACGCGCAGCGGGGTCGTGCCGAACTGCGCCTCGGCCGCGATGTCGAAGGCCTTCTTCGCATCGTTTTTCAGCACCTTGGCGATGATCTCCTTGACCGGCTGCTCGGACAGGTCGTCCAGCTTGCTGGTGTACGGCACGCTGTTGCCCATCTCGGTGACGGTCATGGTGCCCTGCGTGATCACGAAGTTCGTGGTCGGCATTGCGGTGCCTTCCGCCAGGGTGGTGCCCTGCGTGGCGACGTCCGAGTAGACGTTCCAGTGGAAGGCTTCGCCGATGCCCTTGCCCTGCACTGCGGCGTCCTTGATGTCGGCGAACTGACGAAATTTCGTCAGCGGCTGCACGGACATGCGCAGCACTTTCGAGAGGTTCGGCGACCACATGTAACCGCCGAGCGAATTGGTCAACCAGACTTGTCCAGCCATGATGTTACTCCTTGATTGTAAAAGATGGATTGCGCTTTAGCCACCGGCGCGTGCCGCCTTCATGGCGGCGATGATCGAGGAAGCGTCCTCGGGCGCGGGTTCGGTGGGCGCGGTTTTGGTGTTGATCGACGTGACGTTGTCGATCGTTCGTTTCTGCTCCAGCTTTTGCGCTCGGGAGGACGTGGTCGGTGCGGGATCGTCGCGGCGGCCCGGTTCCTGTACTGCGCCCCATCCGAACTTGGTCGCCATTTCCTTGCTGACGGTGTCCAGCGCGCCGAAGAAGTCGATGCCTTCTTCGGCCTGCTTGCGCTGGATCTTGGCCAGGGCCAGGGCTTCCATGTCGGGGTCCGCATACATCTCGGGATAGTCGTGACGGTTCTGCGTCAATACACTCTCTACGGCGAGCTTCTGCTGCACGTGCTGCGTCACCGACTGGGCGATCTGGTCGACGTCGAGGATGGGCGCGGGCGCGGGGGCCTGCTGCCGTCCAGCCAACATCTCGTCCAGTCTGGCGAGCGCGTTGTCCTCGTCGCCCTCGAACAGGGCTTTCAAGAACTCCTTGCGGGCGCCGACGCTGTCGGCGGCCGCGGGATCGGGTTGCGGGGCCTGCTGCTGCTGGAGCTGTTGCTGCTGCAGCTGGTCCTGGTACTGCTGTTGCAGCTGCTGCTCGCGCAACAGCCGTGCCGCCTCGGCTTCCTGGGCCTCGCGCAACAGGCGCGTGGCTTCGGCGAGCCGCTTGTCGGCGGTCGAATTCTTCTGGTACTGGCGGACCAGGTCCTCCACCGGGACCTCGGCTTCCTCGCCGTCGATCTTGACCTTGACCTTGGCGGGCGCCGCGGCCGCTGCCGGCTCGGGGGCCGGGTCGTTCAGCTGGGCCTGGATCTGGTCCGGCTCGGGGGCGGGCGCCGGCGCGGGTTCGGGGGCCGGCTCGGCCTCCAGCTCCCAGCCGTTGGCCTTGGCCATCTCGGCCTGGTGGCGCGCTTCCAGGGCCTCCAGGGCCTCCTCGCGCGCGGTCTTCTGTGGTGCTGTTTCGGCGGCCGGGGTGGCCGGGGTGGTGCTCACTTCATCGCTTTGCACGTCCGATTGGATAGCGCTCATTGATTCACTCCTGGTGGTGCGCCCGCGGGGTGCGGGCGAAAAAAAACCGCCGGGCGGCGGTCTGAAACTGGGATGCCGAGACGCGCGTGGCTCTCAGCGGCGGGCGGACTGTGCTAGGCTTGCCGCTTTTTGG